CTACTCAACCTGATGAAACTTTAAATAAATCTCAAATTTATGTTACAACTGCAGGTTGGAAAAATACTTTCCCATATGAAAAGCTGATTCAATTACTTATTTGGCAAATTGTCCAGCCAGGTAAGGCAATGATTATGGGTGGTACTTATAGAATTCCTATCTTAATGAAGTTGCTTGATAAGAACTTTATTAAAGACTTAAAGATGGACGGAACTTTCAATGAGAGCTCATTCGACCGTGAATATGAGTCTAAATGGTCTGGAACTGTTGAAGATGCATTCTTTAGTTCTGAAGTATTTGATAGAAATAGAATTCTTAATCAGCCTGAATATGAAGCTTCCGGTCGTTCAAGCAAAGCAGCATATTATATTCTTGCAGCCGACGTTGGACGTAAAGGTTGTGACACTGTTGTTTGTGTATTTAAGGTAACTCCTCAACCACAAGGTTCTGCAATTAAGAGTTTAGTAAATATTTACACTCTTACTGATGAACACTTTGAGGAACAGGCAATTAAATTAAAATCTTTATATTATAAATATAATGCCAGAAGAATTGTAATTGACGCAAATGGTCTTGGTGTTGGCTTGGTTGACTTTATGGTTAAACCTCAAGTTAATCCAGATACCCTTGAAGTTATGCCAGACTTTGGTGTCTATGGTGGCACACAAGATGATGCAGCTCAAGAGTATAAAAAGTATAAAACCAATTCTACAGAACAAGATGCACTTTATTTAATTAAAGCTAGCGCTCCGATTAATACCGAGGCTCATACGATCGCTCGTTCCAATTTGTCTTCTGGAAAAGTAAAATTCTTAATTGATGAACGTGTTGCTAAACAGAAGTTATTAAATACTAAAGTCGGTCAAAATATGAAACCTGAAGAAAGGGCAAATTATTTAAAACCATTCACCTTAACTTCTATATTAAAAGAGGAAATGATGAACCTTCGAGAAGAAAACGAAGGTGTAAATATTATCCTAAAGCAAGCAAATAGAGGTATTCGAAAAGATAAATTTTCAGCTTTTGAATACGGTTTATATTATATAAAACAAGAAGAAGAGTCTAAAAAGAAGCGTAAAAAATTTAATGCTAAAGAATGGGCATTTTATTCATCTGGTAGATAAGGAGGTTTGGTTGAATGAGAGCTTCAAGAGGCGAAATTAAAATTGAAGAGATTTTAAAAGAAGCGGAATTGAATTTCAAAATGGAATATATTTTTCCTGACTTAAGAAGTCCAAATGGCCGACCTTTAAGATTCGATTTTGTTATTTTTGATGACGATGGTAAAATTGATTTTATTATCGAGTATCAAGGAAAACAACATTATGAACCTAGCCAGAAGTTTGGTGGAAAGCGTGGCTTTTACCAACAGCAATATAATGACAATCAGAAGCGTAGATTTTGTGCGCTTCACGATTTCAAATTAATTGAAATCCCATACACCGATGAAAACTTAATTTCTTATGATTATATAATGAAACTTGCTGGATATTAAAAGGAGGTGGGATTTTGGATACTAAAATGACTCGCTCTGAAGAGGTTCATAGCAAAGGCTTCGACTTATTTGGTTCTACATATAGCCTTCAAGATGTTGAGGATCCACTTGCTTATCGAAAGATTAAGGTCGGTCCAAAAAGTCTTGATGATGCAATTTTAAATCTTGGTAGCTATAGTGCAGATTTGCCGAAATACAATGGTATTAGTAAACGAATGATTTTGCAGGCTTTAGCTGTAAATGATTTAAAGGAACTTCGTAGAATTTCAAATTTGTTTTACAATGTAAGTGGTATGTATCAACGCGTATGTGATTATTTTGCATATCTTTATAGATACGATTGGTATGTTGTTCCAGAAGTATACGATGATGGAACAAAAGAAGAAAAGATTTTGAAAGATTTTTCAAAGATTTTAAACTATTTAGATAATTCTTATTTGAAGAAAATGTGCGGAGATATTGCCCTCGAAGTTATTAAGAATGGTTGCTATTATGGTTATATTGTTGACAGTCCAGATGGATTGGTTTTGCAGCAATTGCCAATTGATTTCTGCCGTTCAAGATATTATGTTGGGACAAATCCCGCAATCGAGTTTAACATGAGATTCTTCGACACTATTCCAAATGTGGCTTATAGAATGAAGGTTCTTAAATTATTCCCAGAAGAGTTTGCAAAAGGTTATATGCTGTATAAGCAAGGTAAGCTTGTTGATACAGAAGATACCAGCAGACCTTTTGGAGCATGTATGACAAACTCTGGTTGGTATTTGTTAGATCCAAATAATACCGTTAAATTTAATTTCAAAAATAGCGATGTTCCAATTTTTGTAAATTCAATTCCAGCTATGTTGGATTTGGATGCAGCCCAAGATTTAGATAGACGCAAACAAATGCAGAAACTTTTGAAAATTATTGTTCAGAAGTTACCTATGGATAAAAATGGTGATTTGATTTTTGACGTTGATGAAGCTAGAGATATCCATAATAATGCAGTTGAAATGTTAAAGCGTGCTATTGGTGTTGACGTTTTAACTACTTTTACTGATGTTGATTCTATTGACTTGTCTGATAAAAATACTACTGCAAGTCAAGACGATTTGGAAAAGGTAGAAAGAACGGTTTATAACAATTTAGGTATTTCTAAAAATATTTTTAATACTGATGGTAATTTATCTCTTGAAAAGTCCATTTTGAATGATGAATCTACTGTAAGAAATCTTTTATTGCAGTTTAATATGTTTATGGATAGAGTTATCAAGAAAAAGAATACTAATATTAAAAAGTATAATTTCAAGATTTATTTCTTGGAAACCACACAGTATAATTATCAAGCATTATCCAAGCTTTATAAAGAGCAAACTCAGCTTGGCTATTCTAAAATGTTACCACAGATTGCTCTTGGACATTCACAAAGTTTCATTCTTAATACTGCTCATTTTGAAAATGAAGTATTGCATTTAAGTGAAATTATGATTCCTCCATTAATGAGTTCTACTTTAAGTAGTGAAGATATTTTGGGTAAAAAAGATTCAAGTGCAAGTTCTAATTCTCAAAATAATTCAGGAACGAAGAAAAACTCTACGGAATCAAAGACGGTCGGGCGTCCTGAAAAGGCCGATGATCAGAAAAGTGAAAAAACAATTTAGAATAAAGAATCAATGAGCTGAGGAGGATATTATGAAACATACAAGCATTAAATTAGATACGCCTTGTGAGTTTATTAATGTAACTCCTGTCAACCCTTTAATTTCTAAGTGTCAGATTAAGGTTTGTTATGTTGGTGAAGAACCTAATCGCAACAGAAGTATTATTACGAAAGAAGTGGCTACCCAAATGGCGAATAGCTTGCCAGGTAGCCCAATTGTTGGTTTTTATAACGAAGCTAAAGAAGATTTCGAAGAGCACAATCGTGTAATTGATATCTCTAATGGCGAGTTTAAAATTAAAGACACTACCAGACCTTATGGTTTCGTTGATATGAATGCAAAGGTTTGGTTCCAGAAATTTTTAGACGATGGCGTAAATGAACATGAGTATCTAATGACAGAAGGGTACATTTGGACAGGTCAATATCCAGAAAGTCAAAGAATTATTGACAAAGGAAATAACCAGTCTATGGAACTTTCTGAAAATTATTTAGATGCGACATGGACAAAAGATGATAATGGAAAACCATAGTTTTTTATTATTAATGAGGCAATAGTCTCAAAACTTTGTATTTTAGGTGAGGACTGCGAACCTTGTTTCGAAGGCTCCCAAATTGCAAAGATTGAGTTTTCTTTCGATGATAGCTTTAAGAATCAACTTTTTGCTATGATGAATGAACTTAAAGAATATTTAAAAGAAGGAGGAGCCAAAGAAGTGTTTACAAGATATGCAGTGGAAATCGGTGACGCTTTATGGAGTGCACTTTATAGTCACATCGAAAAGACTTATCCCGATGCACAGAACTGCTACTGCTCTGTTTACCGCATTGAAGGAATCTTTGAGGATAACGGACAGAAGTTTGCTGTTCTTCAGAGTCGCTCTGACATGAAGTATTATCGCTTAAATTTCGCTCTTACTGAAGATACTGGTTTTGTTCCTTCCGACACCTTAATCGAAGTTACTAAGTCCTATACTCCTGCCGAAGAGCCTCAGTTTGCTCTTGACGCTGTTGAAGAGTTTGAGGCTGAGTACGCTAATAAGAAAAAGGAAGAAGAAGAGGGCAAAGATGGTGAAAACGCCAATAACAATTCTGAAGATAATTCAGAAGGTGGCGAAGAAGAAAAGTGTCCTAAGTGCGGCAAGCCTCTTGCAGAGTGCGAGTGCGACGATGAAGATAACCATGAAGACGGACCTCAGAAGACCTATAATCTTGAAGAGGTTGTTGAATATACCGAGCTAAAGGCTCAGTATGAAGAATTAGAAGCAAAGTTTAGTGCTCTCGAAACTGAGCATGAAAACCTTAAGTCTGAAGTCGAACCTTTAAAGGCTTTCAAATTAGAAGCTGAAAAGAAAGATAAGCAGGCTATGATTGATCAGTTCTATATGCTCTCTGACGAGGATAAGGCTGACGTAATTGCTAATATTGACACTTACTCAGTGGATGACATTGAGGCAAAGCTTTCTATTATTTGTGTTCGCAACAAGGTGAGTTTCGACCTTGACGAAGATAATAAGAACAGCGGAAATCCTACCGTTTATAATTTGAATAATAACGATAGTGATGAAGCAAATGTTCCAGCATGGGTAAAATCTTTGCGTGAAACCGCAAAGTCCATGTAAAATAAAAAAACTATTAAGGAGGAAAATCTAAGATGATGACAGATTTTTTAAAGAGTCGTATTACATCTCAGGCTAAGTATCCTGAAGTAGGATTTGGTCAGGTCGAGCCAAACCATTTGTCTGCTCAGTACACTGGTCAGATTTATGCTCAGTTGCCTGCCGATCCTGATATTGAGATTCTTGAACAGGGTCAGTTTGTAAAGTACGACTATGCCAATGGCCTCGTTAATTTTACTGGCGAAGGCGAATGGATGCTTGTTTATAATGAAATTAAACTTTATAGAGATTTCCAGAGAGATTGCGAATTCGCAATGTTGAAGGGTAACTATCAAGCTCGTGTTTACAGCCCACTTGATGGTACTGTAATGCAGGAGATGTATGGTCCTACTCGTTTCTTACAGGGTAAGAGAGAGGCTTATGACAATGCTACTGGCACTCTCCAGACTCTTACTGGCGAGTTGGCCTATGATGAAGTAAATAAGAAGTGGGTTCAGGCTGATGAGGATCATCCTGCTGCTGATTATTCTGTTGCTTCTACTGTTCATGATTATTATGAACTTGATGATGTAAATGCTCCTGATCTTGATGAAGTTTCTAAGAGACTCTTCATGAAGCTCCGTGATTACAAAGAAAAGATGATGCCTGCTGGCACCACTATGGTTCCTCGTGTATTTAAGACTAACGTTGGTGACCATTATACTACTAATATGATTAATGCAACTCCTGAAGAGCTCACTCTCGGTGCAACTTTGAAGGTTGGCGAGAAGGGTATTCTTGAACCAGGTTCTGATGAAAAGATGACTTGGCAGGTAGTTAAGGTTTATACAATGCCCGACCATCAGCGTGGCGTTAAGATCATGCGTATCGCGTAAGAAAGGAGAGAAGAGTAATGTTAGATAGAGCTAATTTAGTTGCTTTAATGAAGCAAGTTGCTAAGGCTGATCCTTCTGCTCCAGTTTCTTATAGCTATGGTGATCAGAATTTCAGCTATGACCAGTTGAATGAAACTCTCCGTAAGGAGCTTAATGAATACGCTGGTACTTATTCTCTATATCGTGAGAATAAAAATTTGATTTTCTCTTTAATCGAAGAGACAATTAACGAAATCCTTCCTAAGAAGGTTGAGCAGGCTTATATGCAGTTTGCTGAGACTAAGACCTTCAAGCAGGGCGACAAGCCTATTTTCCGTCGTAAGAGAGATGCACGTTCTCGTGCTAAGCAGTTCGTAACTCGCGTTGGACTTGCTGGTATTTATGAAGTCTTTAAGCTCGGTCCTTCTGAGGCTGAGAGCTTCGAAGTCCGCACCTCTGCTATCGGCGGAGCTGCTCAGATTGGCTTCGAAGAGTTCCTTGATGGTCGTGTTGACTTCGCTGAAGTTACCGCTATCGTTATGGAAGGTATGGACGAACTTATCTTTAAGGAAGTCGGCCATGCTCTTAAGGCTGCAGTAAATCAGCTTCCTCCTGCAAATATCGTTGTTACTACTGGTTTCGACGAAGAAGAATTTGATCGTCTTCTTGTTATTGCTTCTGCTTATGGCGAGCCTTCTATTTACTGCACTTACGAGTTCGCAGTTAAGATGGTTCCTTCTGAGGGCTGGAGATATACCGAGTCCATGAAGAATGAGCTTTGGAACACTGGTCATCTTGCTACTTATAAGGGCCGCAAGGTTATCATTCTTCCTCAGGGTCTTGAAGACGAGTCCAATACTCGCAAAGTAATTGATCCTGGTTATTGCTATATTATTCCTGCCGGTGCTGATAGTAAGCCTGTTAAGATTGCTTTTGAGGGTGGCGCTATTGTTGACGAATATGTTAACAAGGATCGTAGCCGTGAGATTCAGGTTTATGAAAAGGTTGGCGTAACTGCTTTGTTGGCTAACAACATTTGTGCTTATGTTGACTTGGCTCTTGCTGGTCAGTATGACCTTCAGGGTTCTAAGTGGGATAGTACTGCATACATTGATATGACCTATCCTAACGCTTAATTAATAACCGAATAATTAATATAATTAGAGGGGAGCAGGGGTATTCCCCTACTCCCCTTTTTCTTATTTTTGTGATAAAGGAGATATTAAAATGAGTACAATGTACAATGTTAAAAATAGAAGTGCCGGAGTGGCTGTTTATAAGATTCCTGAGCTTGGAGTTCGTCGTAGTTTTGCCCCTGGTGAAGTAAAGCAGATTAGTGCCGAAGAGCTTGAAAAGCTTACCTATCAGCCCGGTGGCATGGCAATGCTTGCTGGCTTTTTGCAGATTATGGAACCAGAAGCAATTAAGAAGGTTGGCTTAAATCCTCAGCCTGAATATCATATGAGTGAAAAAGATATTGCTAATCTTATGATTAATGGTTCCATTGATGAATTCCTTGACTGTCTTGATTTCGCTCCTCCAGGCGTTATTGATTTAATTAAGAAGATGAGTGTAAGTTTACCTCTTGCTGATTATCAGAAGAAATCTGCTCTTAAAGCAAAGACTGGTTTTGATTGCGATGCTGCTCTTAAGCACGTGATGGAAGAAAAGGAAGATGATGGCGAGAATACAATCCTCAAAACTTCTGGTGAGCGCAGAGTTAAGAAAGAGGAGCCTGCTGCGCCAGAGCGCAGAACCGCTCCTAAATATAATGTAGTAACTCCTACTGAAAAGAAGGAAGAAACTGCTGAGTAATCTTCAAGAAAGGAGGTTGTAAATTTTGGGAACTAAATTTGCAACAGTATATAACCGCTTTCTTGGAAAAATTACTGATGATATGTATCTAGAATTAACTCCAGAAGATACAATTAAGGATTTGCAAAATCTTTTAGTTGATGCAATTCCTGGATTTGAATTTCCACGAATTAATCTTTATGATTATGATATTTCGGTTGTAAAGATTGCCGAAGATGAAATCGTAGAAGAAGATTTTGTTTTGGGTGTAGTTTGGGAAGATGATTCTGGGGAATTATCAGAAGTTCCTAACGTTCTAGTCGATCGTTCTAGTTTTAATGTTGAATTAAGCTCTGAAGAAGTTAACATCTTAGCACTGTTAATGAAACAGGCTTGGGTTCAACGTCAAGTCACTTCTATTGAGAATACAAGAATGAAATATAGTGGAGCTGATTTTAAAATGACTTCACAAGCTAATCACTTGGCTAAATTGCTTTCATTATTGACAGAGTCTCGTAGAGATTCTTTCCATATGCAAAGACTTTATAAAAGGAGAAAACTTTCCAAAGATGGTTATTCATCTAACTGGTCAGTTTTACGAGAAACAAGTGCTATTAACTAAATATGATTTTTTATTCTCAGCTAATGACATTGATAAAAATGTTAAACGCCTAACTAATCAACTTTGGAAATTAATTCCAATGAGAGAAAATGATGAAGATTGGCGTAAACAATTGGATACAGTTACTTTAGAAGTTGTGGGTCTGAATGAAATTTTCCTTTCATACCCACAATTTTTATAGCTGTTAAGTAAACTAGAAGGATTGCAACATACTGAAGAAATTGAATTTGATTTGTATCGAAAAACTGTTTTTGAAGCTATAAATTTACTTCAGGAGATTAACCGTGTCACGAGGGTATGACCTTAGTGAAAAGTTGGGATACAGATTAATTCAAGGACGTTTAGGAGTATATGATAAATACAAAACAGTTGATACCATTCTCGACTCCGATTTAACTGGTATTGAAAATCAGTTTAAACGCTTAAAGCCTCGTAAAAAGTTCGGAGGTGTCCAAGACGCTCGAATCAATTACCAAGGCGGCAGTTTTCAGCAAGATAGAATGATTGCCGATAAGCGTAGATCGCTAGATCGAGCATTATGGTATTCATACCAAGGAGCGAATGTAATTAAGACTGACTCCACTGCAGAAGAGCACGTTAGAGCCTTAATTAATCCAAATAAATTAAAACAGGACTATGATGACAAAATCATCTCTGTTGGATTCGAACATGATTTTGAACCCGGCACTGTTTTTGAATGGATTGGAACTAATACCTATTGGCTTGTTTATCTTCAAGATTTAACCGAGCTTGCATATTTTAGAGGAGATATTCGTAAATGTTCCGATGAAATTTCATGGGAAGATGAAGATGGTCTTCATAAAGCTTATGCAGCAATTAGAGGTCCAGTAGAAACAAAAATTAATTATATTCAGAAACATGGAATCAGTGTTGACACTCCAAACTTTTCTTTAAATA